CGAGCGGGTGCTCGCCGCCGATGCACAGTCCACCCTCGACCGGGACAAGCAGAGAGTCCTGACGGAGAAGCGCCTCAACAAGCTGTTGCAGTCGGTCATGCCGAAGGCCATCGACCCGGAAGACCCACAGCACCTCCCGTACAACGCGAGGGCGCTGGCGCTGGTGGACAGGATCGCGAAGCTCTACGGCGTGGACGCCCCCCAGCAGTTCCAAGTCACGGCCACGGACGAGCGCATCAGCGAATGGGTCAGTACGGTGCGGTCGCTGGCTGGTGCCGCGCAGGAAGCGGAGGAAGCAGACATCCTCGCGGCGGACCCGGACATCATCGACGCGGAAGTGATTGGGGACGAAGATGGCGAATCCACAGGGTAATCTCGCGGGCTGGTCTGACCGGGAACAGCCGGGCTGGGAGCAGGAGGCGATACGCCGGGTGAAGGCCCGGCGTAACCGTTCGAGCCGGGCGCAGGACAGACCATCATCGCAGACCCTCTTCTACGAGGATCAGCTACGGGTGTGGATGGATGAGTGCGCCGCCCGGCGCAACATCTCCCTGTCCGGCTACGCCCGGCGCGCTATCTGCGCCATGATCGCTTTCGACCTCGGCCTGCCTCTGGATCAGGTCACACGTTTCGTCGCGCAACCGGCGAACTACGGCAACATCGGTGGCCCCGGCCACCCGAAGATGACACACGACGACGGAAAAGGACACGGCCCATGGGTGATAACCGGACTGACCGACCTAAGCGAATGACCATCACGCGCTGGCATGAGATGGAGGTGCCGCCGGAACCCATGCCTCGCGGCGTTTTCGACAGGCTCATGGAGATGTTCAGGGAGAAGGTGCCTGTGGACGCCATGGTCGAGGTCGTCGCGTACACCATCGAGGGCGACCCCCCGTATGCGCCCAGCCAGAAGGTACTGAAGTTCCGCGCCGAGTGGCCGGAAGAGGTCAGCGACTGATGGTTCCGTGGTGGTGGAGCGTCCTGCTGGCGCTCGTAGGCGTGGCCGGGCTGATGATCGCCGGGCGCAAGAACTACTGGGGCTGGTTCGTCGGCATGATCGCGCAGTTCCTGTGGATCGCCTACGCCTACGTCACCGGCCAGTGGGGCTTTTACCTGTCAGCCATCGCCTACGGCTGGGTGTACGCCGACAATTGGTGGAAGTGGCGGCGGGAGCACCGGGCCAAAGTGTCCAATCTTGGACAGTCAGGGGTAAATGATGGTTCTCGCGACTGAGGATGCCTTTGTCCACCCCACTCTCCCGCCCGGAATGGACTGGGACGAGTGGCAAAAGTGGGATCAGAAGTCCAAAGAGAAGCTTCTCGAAGAACTCGCGCTCGCGGACAAGCCCTATCAGGCGTGGTACTGCAAGCGCGGACGCAAATGCGACGGCCAACCGCACGACGAGTACGTCTACAAGCACGCCCGAGGCGACCAGTGGCCCCCGGTGGGGCGCAACTGGCTGACGTGGCTCCTGAAAGGCGGGCGCGGATCGGGCAAAACCCGGTCAGGGGCGGAGTGGATTCGCTACCTGACCAAGAGCATCGAGCGCACATCGGTCATCGGACCCACATGGCCCCACGTACGCGACACCATGGTCGAGGGTGACTCCGGTCTGCTGGCCGTTTTCGACTATGCGAAGACGAGCGTGCTGTGGGAGCCGTCGAAAAAGAAGATCACCGTCGATTGCAAATGCCCGAGGCCGCACCGCGCCGGGCACATCATCCAGATGTTCACCGGGGAGGAACCCGAGCGCCTCCGTGGACCCCAGCATGGAGCCGTCTGGCTCGACGAACCGGCCCACTACCCTCTCATCGAGGTGGTGTGGGACAACATGATGCTCGGCCTGCGCGCCGGTACGGACCCGAAGGTGCTTTGCTCGACCACTCCCCTGCCGATCAAGTGGCTGTTGGACCTGATGGCCGACCCGCTGACCGTCTCGGTCACGGTTTCCACGTACGAGAACCTCGCGAACCTCGCTCCGCCCTTCCGCGAGTTCATCCTGTCGAAGTACGAAGGCACGAGGCTCGGCAAGCAGGAGCTTCACGGCGAAATCCTCGAAGATGTCGAGGGCGCACTGTGGAACTCGGACATGATCGAGGGCTACCGCGACCTTTCGGCCCTCATGGAGTCGATGGATCGTATCGTCATCGGCGTTGACCCCGCCGGTACGTCCAACAAGCGCCGGGATGAGGTCGGAATCGTGGTTGTCGGCAAGCGCGGCGACCATTTCTACGTTTTCGCGGACTTCTCGGGCACATTCACCCCGGACGGGTGGGCGCAGGAGACGTACAAGGCGTACGACGCCTACCACGCGGACAAGATCGTCGCTGAAAAGAACTACGGCGGCGAAATGGTGCTCTCCACCCTCCGTCACGCACGCAAGAACGGCAACGCGGAGCTAGTGAACTCCCGAAGGGGCAAGGAACTGCGCGCCGAGCCGATTGTGGCGCTTTACGAGCAGGGCCGCGTACATCACGTCGTCATTCTCTCGACCTTGGAGACGCAGATGACGACTTGGGTGCCCGGCAAAGGCTCATCCCCTGACCGGGTGGACGCTCTGGTCCACGCAATGACCGAACTGGCAGGCGCAGAACTCGAAGAGTCGAACATTGCCGTTCCGAAGGGCCGCAGGATTGCTCATGCGGGTAGTCCGTACAGCGCACCGAGCACTGTTTTGGGGTATCGGAAAACACCGACCGGGCTTATTGTGCCCGGCTCAATAAGATAGGGCGGTACTCTCGTAATCATGGTGGAAATCTTCTGGATTGTTGCCGCCGTACTGGTGGGGACACTATCGTCCGCCCGCTTGGCCCGCCTCATCACCGCCGATTCGTTTCCCCCGGCGGTGTGGTTTCGTATCCGCTGGGATGATGTCACACACGACAATGGATGGAACCCGCTGTTCCACTGCCACTGGTGCATCACCCCATGGACTACGCTCCCGATCCTTTTGTGGGGGTGGGCAACGGATACACACTGGTCTTGGTGGATATTCAATCTCTGGATGGCCAGTGCATACGTCGCAGGAATGATCGTAGAGCGGGACCAAGTAACTGTCCCCGGTGAGGATTAGCAGACATGCCACGGACAAAAGAACTTGCGGTCACAGCCAACTCGGCCATCGTCCCGTCATCGAACTCCCTTGTCGCGTCGGCCGCTAGGCATGGCGTCGGCTTCAAGAACTACCTGAAGATCGCGCGCGGCACAGAATGGCATGACGCCGCTTGGACCTTCTACGACACCGTGGGCGAGTACCGCTACGCATGCGACTGGGTGGGCAACATGCTCTCCAAGGCGATCCTGTACGCGACCCATGCGAGCGGCGGCAAAGTCAGCGGCCTCACGACGGGACCGGCGTTCGAGGCGATAGATGTCCTCTTCGGAGATGCCGATGGGCGGGCAGAGATGCTGAGGCTCATCGGCATCCACATGTCCGTCACCGGGGACTGCTGGCTCGTCGGCTACACCACGAAGCGCCACGGCTACGAGGAAGATGTGTGGGAGGTCGTCGCCTCCACCCGGTTGAAGCAGGCGTACGACGGTGCGCCGTACCAGATCAACGACGAGATTTTGGACATGGACCCGAAGGATGTTCTCGTCATCCGGCTCTGGCGTCCGCACCCCAAGAACTCCGACAAGTCCGTCTCCCCGTCCCGCGCCGCTCTGCCGATCCTCGCGGAACTGGTGAAGCTGACCGAGCACGTCGCCGCACAGGTGGACTCCCGGCTGGCGTCCGCTGGCATCCTGCTGGTGCCGTCCGAGATGACGTTCCCCACTCCCCCGGAGCGGAAGACCGCTGACGGCAAGGTCGTCACCCGGACAGCGAACAACGCCGAAGACCTGATGGCCGTCATCCAAGAGGTCGCGGCCACCGCCATTGAGGACCGGGGCGATGCGTCCGCGCTGGTCCCGATTGTCATCACGGCACCGGCTGAAGCTATCGCCGCCGTGAAGCACCTGACGTTCTGGACGGAACTGGACAAGTCCGCTATCGAACTGCGGAACGAGGCGATCAAGCGTCTCGCGCTGTCCATGGATATGCCGCCGGAAGTCCTGCAAGGTGTGGCCGAGGCGAACCACTGGTCCGCATGGAGCGTGGACGAGTCCGCCATCAAGGCGCACACCGAACCGCTCCTGAAGATCATCACGACTTCCATCGCGAAGGAATACCTGCGCCCGCTCCTGATGGGCGAGAACGGGCAGGATGTCGCTGACATCCGCAACTACTCCATCAAGGCCGACACGTCAGAGATGCGCGTCCGGCCGAACCGGGCGAAGGAAGCGCTCGAACTGTACGACCGCCACGAAATCTCCGGTGAGACTCTGCGCCGGGAGAACGGCTTTGGCGAGGACGACAAGATGGAGAAGGAAGAAATGATCCTTGCGTTCTTGCGCAAGGCCGCTGGCGGTTCGACGACACCGGAGATTGTCGCCGCCGCTCTGCGGGAAATCGGGCTGGTCTTGCCTGACCTGTCGGGGGTTTCTCCTGAGTCAGATACTCAGGAAGGCAGGCCAGCCCCCTCGTTGCGGGAACTGCCGGTGCGGGACATCCCGGATCGGGAGAGAAGCGAACGTCGCCGTGAAGCGAGGGAGCGCGGCGACGTTCCATCTGCACAGCCCGGCAACCGGACGGCGACCCTGATCGCCGCGTCGGAGCAGGCTGTTGTGCGGGCGCTGGAACGCGCCGGGAACCGGCTGAAGAACAAGGTGCAGGCGAAGACGAACGTGCCTGCGGCCATGCTCTACATGAGCATGCAGACCAAGGTCGGGGACTACGACTACCTGCTGGATGATGCGTGGTCCACAGTCCCGGCCATCGCCAACCGTCACGACGTACCGATCCAGTGGCTGAAGTCCACGCTCGACACGTACTGCCGGGGACTGATGACGAACCAGACCCAGCACACCTATGACGGGTTCACGGAGTTCATGAACCGGAACGTCGAAATCTTCGACATGACCTACCCGGCGGAGGTGTCGGCCTGATGCGCGCAACACTGGCAAAGATGTCCATGGAGGACTTCG